AGGGTCTGGCCAGCATGGTGCGCTGGGGGTAGGTGGCATCAATATTGATCTGGTGGAAAAACAGGGCCTCGCCACTTATGCCCAGGTCGCGACGCAAGCGAAACATGCGCGAAAAGGCATCAGCCTCTGATAAGAAATCGAACGCCATAGTGACTTCGCGCTTTTGGGGCTTTATGTCGAAATACTCTGTGCTATCTAGCGCCTCATCTATTTGGGTCGGGTCACTAAAGCTCCACTGCACCCCATAGCTAATGTTGTATTCCGGCTGGTACACTTCGCTTAAAAAGCCGCGACCGATGGCAACAAAACTGTCTTCGTTGTTTTCGTCAATAATGTCGATAACCACTTTTTTGGCGTACCAGTTTTTATCTGCCAACCATATTGCTTGCGGGGTAAATCGTGAGCGGTCTTCGTCTGCCGGTACGCCCGACCAAAAAGCCGGGCTTTCCCACGGCAGCTCTAAACTGGTGTAAACCGACTGCCATACATTGGTAACGCCAGAGTCTTCAAGCAGTACGTCCGCGTCGTCGTATACCCTAATGCGCCACGTTGCATCCGCAGAGAGGTTGTGACCAAACAGCCCCACTACACCCACTGGCTTGTTGTCTGGCAGTGTTATGGTGAATTGGCTGGTTAAGTCTGTTGCTATGGCGCGGTCTTTTAGTACCCGCGCCTGCAAGCGATTAAGCGGCCGCGTAAAGGTGTTAGCGGTCGTTAATGTGCAGGTGTCGATTAGGTTAGGCCAACACAGTGCGACCTTGTTTTGCGCAAATGGCATTAATTAACCCCACAAATTTAAATAGGTACGATTGGCGTTGGCATCGAGCCGCCAGCCCAGTAAAACAAAGCTGCGCGGGTAGCCAAGCCGCGTGGTGTTGATCGTTACCGTTGCACCCACAAACAGCTCGCTAACATCTAGCTGTTTTACGCCGCACTCCACTACATCGCGCCGCAACTTGAGCAATGGCAATAAGGCATCTGCCACGGCTTGTGCGTCAGCTAAATCGCGCAAGGGGCTTGGTATAATCAACTCTGCGGAGAGTGGGTGCCGGGCTTTAATCGCTGCATCCGTCGCCACGGAGCTGCGATATTCGCTGGCATAGCGTGCTGGATTTACGGCACTAGCAGCCAAGTCGGTTTGCACCGTAGCCACCGCGTCGGCTTGCACGGTTACTTTGTAAATCGGCAAGCCATTACTGCCAGAGCCAACCGCTGACCTGTCTAGCGTGGCTATTTGCCAGTCTTCAATGGTTATGTCTGCCGTTGCTGGTGCCGCCAGCGCAATAACACGGATCTCGCCGCCGTCATCGAGCGCAAAGTAGCTGCCGCAACCATGAGCGATGCTTTCCATTGCCGCTTTATAGGTAGTGTCTGCCGTGACGTATAAGCCCGCGTCACCAAGTGCATTGACCGCCGTTATGTCTGTGGCGTTAACCGCAAAGCCTGCCAGTGTTGCCAGCTCGTCAAACACGTCGCCCGCGCCAATATCGTCACGCGCAGCGTCACAAGTGACTGACTGTGCCGCAGAACCTAAGCTGATATAGCCTTCAAAGGTGCGCCAATATCCCGCCGCTGGTGCCGTGGTGAGCAGGTCCGTTAAATCGGTGGCTGTGCTCTCAAACGTTAGCGCCACGCCACGGTCACGCACCGCTGTTACGGTTACATCGCTGCCATCGTGCACTTGGTAAATCAGTTTTGAGGTATTCACCAAGACCGGCGAGGCATTGACCACGTTGCCAAATACTAAGGGTTTGCGGGTGCCGCCTATGTCGTCGGTTGTACCCTCTACGCCGTCTGGCAGCACGTTATTACCGGCAAACACATTGGCGGCAATGGCGTCGTCTAGTTGTGCCAATGGATCGCGCAGGGTAAAAATTACGCGCTGCCCGCTAAACGTCATGCGCTCTACTGTGGCGGTTAAAAACGTGCTGGGGGTGCCATCGACTATTTGGCGCACGGTCATGGCCCTGCCATCTACCGCATAATCAGCGAGGTAATCTAAGCCGCCATCGGTATTCAGTAGCTCCACTTGACCAATGCTAGACCGCCCCCCGTTTGGCAGTATTGGCCCAGTGTTCGCCCGCACCTGAAACAACGCTGGCTGAATTAGGCGCAGGTCATAATAATAATGCGCGGGGCCGCTTTCTACCTGGGTGTAATCGCCGCTTGCAAAGCGCAATGTTTCCGCTGTGCCGCTGCCGTCGAGTGCGGCAATATCTACCGCCCACAACGTCATGAGTTCACCAGCCTTGCGGTTTTTTGCTCAGACTCCAAGCTACTAACGCGGTTGTTTAGCGCTCTGAGCTGGTCAATTAATTGCTTTTGCGCAGCGGCTTGGATTTTGGTTTGGTGTGCTGTTTCTTGGCGGTGGCCATCTATTGCATTGACCACCGGCGTCATATCAACTTTACCGCCGCCCAGCATTGCAGCGGTGTCTCTTGCGCTGAAAATACGCGATGGGCCGGTTGCCTCAAGCTCAGGACCATTCTCACCCACAATGCGTAAGCCACCCAAGTGGTCACCGCCGCTGGCAAACGCTGGCAGGCCTTTAAAAGCGTTGGCGGTGTTTGTGGTTATGCTGTAATCGTCGGCATTGCTGATGCCAAGCAACCCCGAAAATGCCGACAGCATCCGGCTGGTGCGCTTGTGAAAATCGTTTACCAAGCCGTTGTAATTGCCGTCGGTGTAGGAGATACCGTAGCGCTCAGCAACAACTGCTTTGGCAATTTCGCGCTGATAAACTAGCGAGTCCGCAGTAACACCCAAGATACCCGCAAGCGTTTTGGTGACGAGATTTTGCGTGTTCCACCAAAACAGACCCTTGCGAATTTCGTCGTCGGCCTCCAGCAGTACATCACCACTTAAACTTACGCTGGCCGAGCCATTAAGTGCGTCCAGTATTGCTTTTTGATCAGCGCTTAATGCACCACCCGTTGCTTGTATCGCTTTTTGGATTGTGCTGCTAGACGCAAATGCAAGATTTGCCGCCTCTTGCACGTAGCCCGACGCCTTAAGCGAATTGACTGCAACAGATATATTACTGCCTGCGGCAAATGCGAGGTCTAATGCTTGCTGGTTGTAACCACCAGCCAGTGCCGCCGATACCGTTTTGGTTATGCTGCTATTGGCCTGATTAGCCAGATCAATCGCAGCCTGGTCGCGCCCAGCAGCCAGTGCCGCAGACACGTACTTAGTCATGCTTGAGCTTGACAGGTATGCAAGGTCATACGCCGCTTGGCTGTAGCCTTGTGCCAGCGCCACATCAACAGACTTAATTAATGACGACGACCCGAGGTATGCAATATCAACAGCTTGGTCGTCGTAACCCGCTGCCAGCGCAACATCAATAAACTTAGTGGCGGTGCTGTCTTGCAAATAAGCAAGATCAACAGCAGCTTGCGAGTACCCAGACTTCAGCGACGCAGTAACCAACTTGCTTATTGTGTCGCCCTGTTTATACGCAAGATCGTAGGCTTTTTGGCTATAGCCCGACGCAAGTGCTGCGCTAACTGTTTTGGTGATCGTGTCACCAATTTTATAAGCAAGATCAATTGCAGTTTGGTCGCGCCCTGCCGCTAAAGAAGCTGAGACCGATTTGGTCATCAGCGAGTCAGCCACATAGGCCAAATCAATCGCTGACTGATCGTAACCCGCAGCCAGCGCCACGTTGACGCTTTTCAACATCGTGTCGGATGTTTTAAAGGCTAGGTCTACTGCTTGGCTGTTGTGCCCATTTGCAAACGCCACATCGACAATTTTACTTATGCTGCTCGCTTGCATAAACGCAAGATCGTAAGCGGTTTGTGAGTAACCTTGCGCAAGCGCGGTGTTTATGTACCGCGACAACACGCTAGACTCTGCAAACGCAAGATCAAATGCTGACTGGTCATAGCCCGCCGCTAGCAAGGTGTTAACCGTGGTGGTAATAGCGTTGCTGTTAATGAGCGCAACATCTGCCGCCGCTTGGTCGTAACCGGCAGCAAACAAGGCATTAACCGTGGTAGCAATTGCATTGCCGCTGCTCAGCGCCAAGCTAATCGCATCTAGCGAGGCACCGGCACTAATCGCCGCATTCACGGTGCGAGTGAACTCGCTACTCTCGGCAAGGGCCAAGGCTTTTAAGTCGCTAGGCAGTTCCGCGCCCACAACATAATTGGCGGTTTTGGTGTATGTGCTCGCCGCAGCCAAAGCCAAATATTTAAGGTCGTCGGGCAGCGCTGAGCCCGCAAAGTAATTTATTGTTTTAAAGAGCGTGCTCGCAGAGGTTAACGCCAAATCCTGCAGCTCCGCAGGAAAACCGTCTGTGTTGGTAACAAACTTAACGAGCTTTTCTATTTCTGATTTAGACGTGGTGGTTAACTCTGCCGTTAAGCTGCCACCCAGATCTACAATCCCACCGTTTATTGCATTGAGCAAACTGGCCTGACCAATCGTTTGATCAGTAATGCCCTGAATAATACCGCTCAGCGCATCTAGCTGATTTTGCATTAGACCAAATTGCATCTCCTCAACAGTTTGGAAATCCGTATTGTCGGCTACTGTAGCCAGCATGTTTTTCACGCTGCTGAATAAAGACTGGAATTGCTCGCCGCTTGCATAAGCCGTGTCGCCCAGCCTTAACACTTGGTCTGCCAATCCTGTTAGGCGCTGCGCTGCATCAGCATCGCCACCATAGGCGGCAACAGACAGGTTTTGCAGCTCTGCAAATGCCGCCTGAACTTGTTGCTCTGGCGTGCCAGTAACCCCGCTGTAATTCAAGCCATCAAGATACTGGCGAATGCTTTTAGCAATCCCGCCAAGCCTCTCCATTTGGCGCTGCATCTCAGCCAGCCCAGAGGAGGCATCAGCCGTTGCGGGTATTAAGTTTAGAATTGAGTCAGTGAACGGCTCAAGACCGGCCTTTTCTACGTCCGTCAGGCCGCTAAACAATTCAGCCAAGGCAGACACACCGCCCATTGCTGCCGTCTCGACCACATCAAAGTTTTGGCCGACTGCTGCCAGTGCGTCACGCAGCGCTTTGCTGCCGTCGTTTACACCAAACGCGGTGTCGAAGTCGTATGCTGATTTGGTGTAGTCTTCAAGCTTGCTGTAGTAGTCGTCGAGCAAATCGCTGGCGCTGGTTATTGCTGTAAACGCCTCTTGGTGCGCCAGCTTCGACAAATCCAAGCCGGCCACATAGGCTTTTAATTCTTTGGTGCTTGCAGGTACAGCTGCGCCCAAGCGCTCAAACATAGCGGCCACATAGCCTTGTGCTTGGCCGAATTTTTCCGAGTCGCTTAGCACTAAATCGGTAAAGCTGCTGATGTTGCCTGCAAACTGTTCGAGACCGCCCGCTGCATTAGTAAGGTCGTCGGCAATCTTCAGAATTTCTTCGTCTGTCCATGCGCGCGTTGCTGTTTGCGTTATTGTGCGATCACGGTCGCGGCCTCGCACTCGGTCTATCAAACCAAATACGCTATTGCCGACTGACGCAAAGAAATTCTCTACTACGCTTTTTTCCGACGATAAAGACAAGCCCAGCACCGCTGCGGCGTCTTTGAAAATAACGGTTTGGGTGGCCACGCGGGTCAGTGTCTCAAATAACCCCTCGCCCACTTTTTGGAAATCAAGCAACGAAGGCACCACGGTTAACGCAACGCTATCCGCGAACGCGCTTACCACTGACTCGATTTCTTTTTGCGCATCCTCAGCAGAAAGGCCATAAGTCGAAACGCTCAGACCTTCAAAAGTTTTTAGCTTGCTAGTGTCGCCAATGCCCAGCAAATCAAGTGCAGCGAATGCCGACTCGTAAATGCTGCTAATGACTTGACCAAACTGGCCCGCAATTTCGGCGCCAAGCGCTTCCTCAACTCGGCTATTACTCGATTTTGTGCCGCTGCCGAGCTTGCGCTTTTTGGTTTGAATAACAGCAAATGCCATTGCATCAACGGTGCCGCTTGCCAGTATGTCGGCAACACTGCCGCCCAGAATCTGCAAGCCTTCGTCTATTTTACTGCTGCTTTTTGAGCTAACCGCGCCACCGACGCCGCTTAATGCGCCGCCCAGCAGCTTGTCCAGTTCATCCGCAAAACCAAGGGTGAACAAATCCACCGTGGACATAATTGCGTCGTTTGTGTAGCCGCCAGCAGTGCCAATACTTGAGCCTGTAGCCACATCAACCAGCCCGCCACCGAGGCTCAATTTGCGGCCAAGTAAATTGCCCAAGCCAGAGATATTGGTGTTTAAATTGCGAAGTTCGGCCAACATGCCGTTACTGACCTGCAGGCCATCAGATAGGTGGTCTTCCATCAATTCCAGCGCTTTAAATGCGCTGTCTGATTTGGCTGAAGAGTCACCAAGCACCGTGCCAGTGCCTTGGCTTTGCTGGGCTTGTTGGGCGGTAGATAAACCGCCACCGCCAGAGCCGCTAATCAGCACACCAATACCAGCCAGCGCGGCCAGCGTTGCCGCCAGCGCGCCAAGGTTCGCAGGGAATGGCGTGCCAACCATTGATGATGCGGCGGACGCTGTACCTGCTGCCGTGGCTTTGGCGCCCTCTGCTGCAACCGTAGGTGCAACACTGGCAAGCGCTGCCGTCGTGGCGGTTTCGGTTGCAAACAATTTTGCAGCAAGTGATTTGGCGGCCATGCCAATTTCAAATGCGCGAAAGGTTTGCTCTGCCGCTTGCAGCGCTTTATAGCCTTTGCTGCCTTCATCAAAAAACTGCTTGCTGGCCGCTGCCATGTCGCCGTAAAGGCCGACTTGCGCAGACTGGTATTTAGCGGCCGCATTGGCTTTGTCGGCATCCGTCGCGGCGGCGTCGAGCTGCGCAGCATTGTATTGCGCTTGCACATCTAGCAGCTCGCCAAAGCCGTCGATAAAGCTGGCCAGTGCTTTTGAGCCTTGATTGAACCCATCGGCAAGGCCATCGCCAAAGCTGGCGTTTAGAAATTTGTCCATGGCGCCGGCACTTTCTTTGGCGGCCTCGGCAGCGGCTTTGTCGGCCTCAGTTTTCTTCTCAAGGGCGATTGCCAGGTCATACTGGGCACCGATCATGGCGGTGTATTGTGCCCGCTCGGCAGGCAGCAGGTTTTGCGCAGATTCATTGCGCAGCGCCGCTTCAATGACTTTTTCGCGGTTGAATGCGGCCAGCGCATCTGCACCGGCATAGGTCGCGGTGAGTTCGCGTGACAACAAACCCACTTGGTATTCGGTATCACCCAGCAAATCAGCGTTTAAAGCGGCTTGCTTCTCTCGCTCCGCTAGAAGCTTTTTCTCTTCCTCGGTTAACTCACGAACACCACTTTCCAGATTAGTGTTCGCAGCGATAGCTAGATCTGCAGCTCTAGCGACCTTCTCACCGGCAGCGGTTGCTGCATCCTCCCACTCTTTTATTTTTTGAGGCCACGCCGTACTAGCCAAGGGACGCTCAAGCAAATCGGTGAGATCTTCGCCCAACTCGGTAGCCGTATTGCGCAGTGCACCCGACACGTTTTGCAAAAAGTCGGAGGTTTCAAAGGTGCCGCCGCCCATCGATGTGGGCAGCTTGTTGAGCAGGTCGGTAATTAAGCGATCAGCGCCCGCGATGGCTTCCCACACGCTGGCGAACCATTCGGCCACCACCATGGTGGCGCCCTTCCAAATGATTTCCAGGCCGCGCCCCATATCACCGACAAAACCAGCACCAGTAATAATGGCCTTAAAGGCTTTGTCTGCTAATTCCTCAGCGGTCCCAAAGCCCTCGCCCACGCCCAGTATTTCTTTGGCCATGCCGGTAATGGCAGGGCTTACGTTTACGGTGAGCTGCGTCCAAAAGCCGCCAGAGGCTTGCGTTAACATGCTCATCGCATCGTTGGCCTGCTCTATTTTGCTGGCATCAATACGGCTAACAGCCAAACCCCATTGCTCGGTAAACTTCTCGGCTTCAAGCGCGGCGGCGCTGCCTCCTTTCAAGGTATTAACGAGTGCAACACCCTCAGAGTCGAACAACTTAAATGCAAGGCGCACCTTGTCGCTTTGGGACCCGACGTTTTCCATTGCGTCAGCAATAGCGCCAAACTGTTTATCTGGGCTTAGATTTGCCAGCGCTTTGGCATCAAGGTTTAGCTCAGCTAGAGCGCCCTTTGCCTCACCAGTACCCTCGGCAGCTTCAGCAAGACGGCGCACCATTCGCTGCAAACCCATATCAAGCGTATTGGCACCAACACCCGTCAATTCAGCCTGTACGCGCATCGCGGTAAGCTTTTCAGTCGCAATCCCTAACTTGTCAGACGTTTTAGCGGTGTTGTCGATGAGATCAAGCTGCTGTTTAACGAGCACCGCCGCACCTGCAGCGGCAGCACCCGCTGCAACAGCGCCCCACTTGACACCCTTATCGGCAATATCGCGAAGCTGCTTAGAGGTCTTTTTGCCTTTTTCGGTGACCTTGTCTAGCCCTTTGCCAGTATCAACAGTGGCTTTTATAGCGCCATTTGCATCACCCTCTAACAGCAATACAATTTTTTGCTTATTCGCCATTATTTATTCCGCTGCTCATTCATTGCGTTAAGTGCGCCGCGCTCTATGCGTTGCACTCGCCAAAAAATATCGGGGTGGTGTTTGGGTTTTATTCGCTGCAGGCGCAGCACTGCCTCTACGCCCGTGTAATCCAAGCCGGTATAACCCGCCATGCCAACGTGCCACTGGGTGCAGCAGTCGTTAAACAGTTGCCAGGCTTTTAGATTTTCTGGGTAGAGCTCAAAGCAGTCGTTGTCTTTTGGGGGTAAGGCAGAGTCTGGCAATTGTATAAATTCCAGATCTGCCGCAGTGTCGTCCTTACCGGTCGGCCGCGCCCAGTACCGACCGGCGTCTTCTAGTTTTTTGCTTCTAGCATCCGACGCATGCCTTCGTCTTGCACCTTGACGCATTCACTCGCCAGCGGCGCCATGATGTAATCAACAGCGGTTTCTTCCATGAGGTCGAAAAACTCGCCCAATGTGTCGCCCTTTAACACCAGCGCAGAGCCGTCTTCGTTTGTGGCGAACCATTCAATCTTATCGATCTCGGTTACCAGCTCGCGGGCAATGTCCACGTCTTTGCGTTCTGCCAAGTTGTCTAAAAAGGCTTTCTTTTCGTCGCCATACAGCTTTTTAATGCGCGCAGTGAAGGTCTTTTTGTCGTAACCAGCGCGGCTTTCTGCAGGCACTTTTGCAACGATAGAAACTTTGGCGTGGCCTTTTGTGGCTAATTTAATGCTCATAATAAATCCGTCCGTTGTCCGTTTAATTTGGGTATTGTGGTGATAAAAAGCCGCACCAAGGCGCGGCTTTTCGGGTGTCCGTTGTTGGATCGGGACCGGGCAGCGCGACGGACGGCACACTGCCCGGCACTGACTAGGTAACTACAATAGATACTTCGTCATCTCCCGAATCGGTGGGCACCCAAAGCGTGTTCATACTCATAGTGCTAAGGCCGTCGCTGTCGCCAAGGCTAGGCTGGCTAAGCTGCACTTGGCTGCCAATGATTTGCACAATGTTGCCAGCCGTGGTGCCGTGCACAATGTCGATTTCAATTAAGGCGCCAGACTTGCTAAGCGCCCAAAAGTTTTTGTCGCCAATGGCCTCTTGCTCAAACACCAAGGTGCCAGCGGGTGCGCGGTCGGTAAGAATCACGCTCTCGCTGTTAACCACGTTGCGGTAAACCACATTGCAGGCCATGTCGAGGGTGAAGGTTTCTGCGCGTACCGCAAAGCCGTCTACGTCATACGTTGCTGTGTTGGCCTCGGTGACGGGCAGCGGCTGCACAAACAGTGAGTTGTCTGGTGCGATTAACGCCGGTGCTGCTGGGTCGTTAGCCAGCCCAGTAAAGCTAAAGCTCAGCATTGGGATCTGGTCGCGGCTCAGGTTCACGCTAACTGTGCCGCGCGCACCAGTGAGCTTGTGCAGCTCGCCATCGATGTAGTAATAAATGGTGAGTGACTCAAAGCTTGCAGACACCGGAGCATAAGTCACGCTAGTAACAGCAACCACTGTTTCGTCAAAACCACAGCCACGCAGCAGCACACCCCAGCCGGGCGCAGTGCCCGCTGTACCAGAGCCCGCCAATTCCACATCAAAGGTGACGGTGGTAAATAGGCCTGTTGCAATTTCGGCGTCGTTACCTAAGCCGGGGCGGTCGAGGTTACGGCTTACGCGGTTACCCTGGTGCGGCTGCACTTGGCAGTTACTGGTTAAAATAGCATTGGCGCCTGCCGGCGTTGGGTCTGTGCCGTAGGTGCTTTCAACCTTGGCCAGTATGTATTTCTTTTTTGCTAACATGGTTATTTAGCCTCTTTTTCAGCGACAGGCGCAGCACTATCACTTTGCGGCTGTGGTGTGGTTTTGGGTGCAGCAACACTGCCAGCCTTGGCAGCGCCGTTGCGCGGTTGTGGTTCGGTACGGCTCACTAAACGGCGTTTGCCGTCTTTGTCGAGCACGTAGCTTCCTCCGGATCTGGCCATGACTGACCTCCTGCTTGGGTTAGTGGTTTTGGATTTACTGAACAAGCGCGCACGCAAACAGTCCGCGCGAAGCACGGTGCAAGCTGGTGAGCGTTAGGGTTTAACTATTTACGTGGCGCGAATGTAGGTGCTGGTGCGATAAACGTCGCGCCACCACAGGTATTGGCCTTTAAGGTCTAGGATCTCGCCGCGCACAAAAACGGTGTGATCATAGGGACCGGCAGGCACCCAACCGAGCAAGGCAGTGCGTATTGCTTGGCGCACGGTGTCTAGCTCGGTAACGGGGCAAACAATAAACAGGCCCCAGTCTGTTGTTAGGTTTTGGTTTACGTAGTTGTCGCCAGTGTTTTGGCCCGCATCTTCGCCAATGGGAAGCACAAAACAGGCTGGGCAGTCCTCGCTTAAATCTTCGAGCGGTACCAGCGTGTAGGCTTGTTTAACGGTTTGCAGTTCAGCAACGGTTTGTAGCTTTACAACCAATTCGGCAATCATGTGGTTACCTCAAACGTGCGCACGCGGCCGTCATCTTTCACGACGCGCTGCAAGGCGTAAACCTTGCCCGTGAGCGTGTCAGTGACGGTTTCGCCCGGTACGTATGTGCCAATAAAGGTGCGTGCCACGGTGACCACTTTGCCGATATACGGCACGGCGTCGTTGTCACCGTAGATCTCAGCCTCTAAATCGATAATGCCGCTGCCAGCCACTGTGGTGGTGTCGGTTTTGGTCCATACCAGCGCATCACCAAGGCGAGTGAGCATGCGCAAATCTCGCTTAGCGATGGTGGCGTTAAAATTGGCCATTGATTACCTCGCCGGTTGATTACGGCAGCAGCAGAGGGTTTAAAAGATCGTCAATAAAGTCGCCTAAGCCACCCTCTGACTGCTCTTCTTCTCAGTTAACGGTGCCAGGCACGCCAGTGAATAACACCTGCATGGTGGTTTCACCGTCAGCCGCTGCCACTGCAGCAACTGCTGCTGCGCCAGTAATGTCACCGGTTGCCGGTGTTGCTGCGTTGTCGTCGAAGGCCTCGGCACTTACGTCGTAAGTGAGTGATTCGCCTTGCGCGATAACGGCGCCACTTACTTTGGGCACAGTAAACACGCCCTTGATCTGCACAGGGCCGGTTTCGGTATTGGCGATTTCATCTAGCGCCACACCCAAAATATTGCCCATAACCACTACCTCGCCACTGGCAATAGCGCCACTCGCGATATGGTCAAGAACATTCCCTGCTGCTACATAATTGTCAGCCATTTTCTTTCTCCAAAATTTTCAGAATGCAGATACAAAAACCGCCGAACTATGCCGGCGGCTTTTCTTGGTTAGTTGCTAATAGTTAGCTTTTAGGGGTTTTGGTCATGCCGCGGTAATCCCAAGCCTTGGCGGCCGCGTCCATGCGCACTTTAAATTCGGTGCCATCGACGTTCCAACCGTTCTGCTGCTCAAGTACTGGGGCTTGCTGGCCATCTAAATACTGCACTTCAATGGTATCGTGCATGTTGGGATCTGCTGCCAAATACCAACCGTTGTGGCCAGATAGGCGAGCGTCGCTGATTACCTCAGCAATACCACGCACGCTATTTGGCACGGTGTTGTTTTTAGCGCTGGCGCCCACTTCGTATTCAGATTCCAGCGTGACTTTGGCCGCACCTTCGTCTGCCACGTCGCAAAGCAGGAACTTGGGACGCAAATTCAGCTTGGCACTGCCCTCAGTCTGCACTGCCATTTTTACCCGTGCCGCGTCAACGCTGGTGGTGTTGATACCTGCCGCCGTCAACAAGTTGTTGTGGTCGGCATGGAATAGCGCAGTGCCATCTGCCATGTTCGGGTTGCTTAACAAAATGTTAAACACCAAATCGCCAACGGTGCGCACGGCAGCGCGGCCCATTTTTTGTGGCAGGCGGGTAAACAAGCCCAGGTCATCATTAATGATGGCTTGGCGGTTAATGCTGAACAGTTCGCCGTAAGTTGCCAGCACAGAGGTTTCGGCGCGCTCGCCAATGGTCACATACTTGTATTCAGCGCCAGCACCTACAGCGCGCAGGCTTGGGAATGAGCCCAGATCTGTGCGGGTATGCACCTTAAAGTCGCTGAATGAGCCGACAGACGTAAAGCGCTGGAATACTTCGTCTGCCTCTTCGTAGCCTTTAAGCATGGCTTTGTGAGCGATATTGCCCAGCACGGTGGTGAAGTCGCCAGAGCTGTGGGTAAACGCCGCCGCAACCAATGCCATTTTATCCATACCACCGGTGTTCACGTTGCGTGCGTGCAGCATCATGCGAGCCAGCTCAAACATGGTGTAACCGGCCAGCTCGTTGTTTTCTTCGCGCTTGGCACCCAGTGCACGCATGGCAATGGTGTTTTCTGCATGGGCTTTCATGCGAGCAATACCGTCGCCGTCTTGCACTACAATGCTGTAGCTGTGACCGGGCTGGCTGTTGCTGCTGCCCAGCGCGGCTAGGAGTTTGTCTTTGGCGCCTTGCATGTCGCAATTCACGTCATCAAGACACGCATTCATTACGGTAGCGTGAGCGTCAAAGCCTTTGAATACGGCTTTAATCTCTGTGCGGCGTGTGGCTTCGGCTTGTTGGGCCTCAGCCACAATCGCAGCGCGCATTTCGGGGGTAACAATCGCTTTATCATCGGCGGTTGCAACCGGCTTAGGGTTTTTAGGGTCCATAATTGTAGCCTCTTGCTTGGGTTGAGTGCCTGCAACCGCAGACGGAAAAAAGATATTGTCCGTAGACGCAGTGACCACACTTAAAATGGTCTCCGGCGTATTCTTGAAATTGTTGAGCAGATCCGGCCCATAGCTGGCAGCCATTTCAATTGCTTCGGTGGTGTCGGTAGCAAAGCCAGCGTCTACCGCTTCTTGGCCGATGAACCATGTTTCGTCGTCCATCATGGTGGCCACTTCGTCTTCACTCAGGCCGCTGCGCGCGGAGTAAAGGTTGATCATGGTTTGCTTAACTTTGCTGAGCAGGTTTTTTGCTTTGTCCATGGCGCGCTCATCGCCGAAGGCACCGCCGCTCGGGTTGTGGATCATAAAATAAGCATTCTCGGCAATGTGCACGGTGTCGCCAGCCAAGGCGATGACGCTGCCCATGCTGGCAGCAAGGCCGTCGATCCACGTTTCAATTGTTGCTGGGTGCTCTTTAAGCAGGTTATAAATCGCCGTGCCTTCAAACACACTGCCGCCTGGGCTATTTATGCGCAGCTTAATGTGGGTAATATTGCCCAGGGCTTTAAGGTCTTTGGCAAATTGCTTTGCCTCTACGCCGTAGTAACCAATGTAGTCATACACATAAATTTCAGCGGTTGTTTCGGCGACTCCCTCTACCGAGGTAATCGACATTTCGTACCAATTTTTCATAACGCTGCCTATTCAGTTGTTGGCTGTGTGGGCGCCGGTCTTTTGGCTGGCGCGGTGATTTGTTTGTCTTTTACTTTTTTGTTCCATGCTTCCACTTGGTTCAGCACTTCGTCTGGCTTGCGACCACGGCGGCGGATTGCCTGCTGTGGGCTGATCAAGTTGTTTTCTAGCAATATTTCATCAGCGTTCGCTTCATGCACCGGGTTGATCCACGGCATGGTTGGAGTGATAAAGTCGATGTGCAGCAGGCTTGCTGGGTCTATGTTTGGCGGTATGTCGATCGCATTACTGAGCTGCATCATTTGCACCCAGCGGCGCACTACCGGCTCTACGATCTCTTCACAGAATTCAAGGCTGAGGGTTTCGTAGTTGCTCCACTGCTCCACCAGTTCTTGGCGCTGGGCGCTGTAAGTGCCGTTGTAGTTTTTGCTTATGCTGCTAAAGCTAGCCATGGTGCCGGTGGCCGTCATGCGCTGCATGGTTTCTAAAAACGGGGTGAGCAAGGCGCTGGGGCGATTGCTTTGAATAGTGCCAACGGTTTCGCCGGGCTCAAGATCGTCGTAAATACCACCGGCCTGAAAGCTCAGCTGGCGGTTGCCGTCTTGGTCGGTATCATCGCTACCTTCATACAGACTGGCATCGCCTTTTTGAATAAAGCCGACCATCATGCTGGCGATTTTAGCCGCTACGCGCTCCGCTTCTTCGTAGTCTTTAATGTCGTTAATGCGGTTCATTACCGATGCAAAAATCGATACGCCACGGGTTTGGTGCAAGCGCCGCACAAACTTTAGGTGTTCAATATTGGTGGCGGCATAACGGCGCGCCTGCATTTTCCAGAACTTGTTACCGCCGGGGTGATCGTCATACAGCCAGTAACCAACGTGCTGGCCCCATGCGTTTTTCTCTATGCCCTGCACTATGCGCTTGGTGGGGTCGTTATGGTCCACCGGCAAAAAGTCGGGCTCAAAACATTCAACGCTGTATGGCACGTTGCTGCCGTGCTTTAGCCCAGGTATTACGCCCTCTAAATGGCGCAGCAATACCTCACCGTCGCGCAGCCATGTGAGCGCAAGTAAGCGCTGCGTTTTTGCCCAACTATGTTGGCCGGTGCACTCAGGACGGCGGCACCACTCCTTGAAAGCGTCGCCCATTGCGGCGGCTAGGTCTGCGTCTATTTCATCGCTGCCAATGCGCTTGGGCATAAACTCAACAGTGATGCCTCGCGGCCCCACAATATTGTTGACCAGCGTGGTGAGTATGCCAAAGGCAAAATCGTGGTTTTGTTCTAGGTGCCGCGCTTGGCCGCGCAGGGTAACAATGTCGTATTCAGTAACCGCATCACCGCTGCGATTGTCGGCAGGGTTTTTGCGGGTGCGACTGGGCTGGGTAGCTTCATACCGTGCTGCAATCTGCAGAGCTTGGCGCGCCTTCCAGCGCTTTAAACCGCGCTCCGGAGAGAAAGCGCCAATGGTTTTATCAAGTATATTCATCGTACAAAGTTCGCCAATGCTGGGCTGCGACGTTTGCGCCCTGCTGCCGCTGCAGTAGCTGAGGCCACACGACGCTCCCATTCTTTACGACCAGCGCGGATCTCTTGCAGGTTTTCCATGCTCAAGGTGCGACCATTCATGGTGGTGGTCTTACCTTCCAGCACGTCTTTCTCGGCCTGTATGTAAAGGTCGAGCATGTCGCTTGCAGATTGAGTCATGTGTTTTCCTAGACGTAAAAAAACCGGCGCGTGGCCGGTTTGTGGTGTTCTACGTGAAACATTGTTTTAGTCTTGCCTATCCCAACAGA